GAGTTGCGTCGAAAGAAATTTCCTGCCTTATCGGGGGCAAGCGGATAGCCGTCGTACCACACATCGGGAATGTTCTGCCACTTACCGGGGATGACGTACATTGGCTGGCCTACGACTGTCGAGACTCCACCATAGTCGATCAGCCCTCCGGTAATCTGGCTGGCAATCGATAACGCATCGTTCAGCCACCGGAACATCGTTCCTGCCGAGAAGCTGTCTCCGTCGAGGTCCGGGTTATAGGCTGTGTTTCTCGATGGCGGATAGCCGGGAAGCGTGGGATTGGCGGAAATCGTGAATGGCGAAACAGTCGAGGAAACGTACTGAGATTCGGAGCCAGATGCCCCACCGGCCATTGTAAGATACGCTCGAATCGTTGTTGCTCCCGGCAAAAGTGCGGAAGTAATCTGTATGCCTTGATTCGAGCCAACATTCAGAACCGAGGATTCCGCGCCGCCAAGCGTCTCGCCCCACTGATTGAGTTGCGTGACGATCACGAAATAGAGTCCTAGCGAAAGCGTGGAACCTGTTGCAGAGACTACCGAAGCAGAGGCGATAGGAATGGGCAAAGTTGGGGGATTGTCTGTAATAGCCTCCCTCATTGCAGAAATCACATCTCCGACGAGCACCGCTGCCTCCTAAACAAAAACGCGGGGTCGGAGCTTGTGGCTCACGGCCCCGCGCATTCCCCAGCTTCAATGATTTTTAAGGTTCGCCGTACACTTCAATGTCCATCGTAGCCGCGGGCGATGTGCCTCCGAGTGTTGGCGTGACGTTGACCACCATCGCGGTCGTCGACACAGTCGGAGCCAGCAAGGTGCCAGTCGCGCCGCCGCCAGCCGTCGAGTAATCGATGAGGAAGTTGAACACGCCATCATAGTAATTGGTCGAGGATAGCGTGACGGCTGTTCCGAAGTTGCGGTCCTCCACGATTACCGTGTTGGTGCCATCGGTAATCGAAATCTGCAGCTTGGTCAGCGTGGGCGAAGTTCCGGCGCCATTGTAAATCTTGACGCGAATCTTGCCCCGGTAGACTGGAATCGTAAGCGATCCCGTGGAAGGAACCGCTGACGCCGAACCGGAAGATACAGCAATCGCGGTGCGGGAAACCAGGAATCCAGAACCGTATCCCGGTCCTGCTGTTGCCACTGAGTTTACGATTGCCATGTCATTCTCCCTTTACGAAATTGAAGTGATCTTGACGCCCATTCTCGGGCTGAGGTTTGCAAGCTGCCAGGTCAAGTAGATGTTGCTCACGAGCACGCGCTGGTTTGAAGGCTTTACCCAGGGGTCAATCGTAAAATAGTCGGCTTCGTGGAATGTCGGGAACATGTACTTCGTGTTCATGATGTATGCCACGCTTGCCGGAGCGTTGCGGTCGGCCAGCACGATGCAGTTGTTGAACAGGAAGTGATACCGGAACCCGGCTTGCAAGGCTTCCTTGTCCTGAATGTTTTGCTCGTAGCGCAGGTTGGACATGAACGCCTGCTTAAAGTTCGCGTAGCGCGTGTTGTCCATCACCATCAGGTCGGGCTCATCGTAGCCGTACACTGCCGACCAGTAAGCCTGATCCGCCACCGACGCCGACAAGTTGGCCGAGCCGCCCGATACGTTCGCTTGGGGCTGCCAGAACGTGTTGCCGGCCGTCGAGCGGTTAATTCCGGCGATGGTGTTGGTGGTCGAGCCAATCCAGTTGTCGATATTGTCGATGTCAAGCGCCGTGTTCTGCGGCGAAGTGCCCCACAATGCGCGGGAGAGCTTCTGCATGAACGAGCCTGCAGCCGTCTGGAACTTTTGCCGAACGATGTCCACACCGGCATACCCGCCACGACCGAGAATGATGTCGGTATAAGGCAGCACGACAGCTTCGTAGTAGAAGCGCCATTGCTGCTCGGCGGGCTGCACGACATCCTGCAGCGCTGTGTTCAGGAGCTGTGCGCCGTAGTACGCGCCACCCGTGGTTTCCTCGGAAAAGAACTCCGGGTAGACCAACGCGCCGCCAGCCATCTTTTTGCCGCGCCGAACAAGCGCCCAGAGAGTCGGGCTTGGTAGAAGTACTTGGTCTCCCAAAACCGGTGCCACGAATTTCGTCACCACGGCCTGCACGGTGTTCACCAGCTGTGCTGGAGGACTGGATATACCAGTTCCGGTTACGCTAGACATGTTGACTTCCTTTCAACAAATGAGATACACTCATCCAAGTCGTGCAAACCAAAGAGCAAAAACGAGAGGCGAATAAAAAGTTTCTCGAAACTCATCCTGATTACCACAAGAACTACTATCGGGATAATCCCGAGAAGTGCCGAGAGAAGCGCCGTAAATCTTATGCTAGACATTCCGATAAAGAACGCGCCTACCAGCAGAAGCACTACAAGGAAAACCGGGAGACGATCTTGAGCAAACAAAAAACCAACACCAATCGCAAAGAATACTTCAAGAAATACTATCGAGAACTCAAGAAGCGAGTCATCGCCTCTTATGGCGGACAATGCGAGTGCTGCTCGGTTGACACTTTCGAATTTTTGACGATTGACCATATTTACGGCGGAGGCCATAAAGAAAGAAAGTCCAAAACGGGAGCCGGATTCTATGCAAGACTCGAAAAGATGGGCTTCCCTAAAGACAAGTACAGATGTCTTTGCATGAACTGCAACTTTGCGATCGGGATTTATGGCTACTGTCCCCATACGATTATTGAACCGTAGTTCCTTCCCACGCCGCCCGCACATCGGGGTCTTGCATAACAACTTCCGATGTGAGTTCTTCGATCTTTGAAATTGGCGGCTTCTCGGACTTCTGATTGCGGAACCGTGCCTGCGATCCCGGCTTGGTTGTCGCCGATACTGCCTGTTCCTGCTGCCATTCCTTGCGGGCCGCTTCGACAGCTTCCTTCTTCGCTGCTTCAATGCGGTCAGGCTCGGTTAGCCGCTCGACGATCGGATCAAGGGTTGGGAGGCCGTAGGAATCCTTAGCCCCCGCTGATACCGCTTGCTTTGCCAATTCCTCGAACTTGTTGGCCTTCCGAACGCTTTCGGGAAGGGCGTTATACTGCCCGCGCATCCGTTCAAGCGCGTAGATGGCTTGCGCGTTGTCGAGCGCCTTTTGCTGCGCTTCAACCGTCTTGTTTAGCTTTTCGATGACCTGGTTGTACTTCTCAAGTTCAGGAACAATCGGCTGGTAGAAAGGATCCTTGCGCCAGTCATCGCCGGGAGCGGCTGCCTGTTGCTTGGTGCCCTTTTCCGCCTGCTCCTGAAGGCTTGCCAGCAGGGTAGCGGCTTGAGCGGCAAGGCGCTCGGCCTCGGCACGCTTGGTTGCGGCAGTCTGCTGTTCGCCTTCCGCCATCTTTCGAAGGTTGCGAAGCTCTCCGAGGGACACTTTGCCGATCTTTTCATCGTTGAATTCGAGATTGTCGGCAAACTGCGCGTTATCGAGAATTTCTTTAAGTGTCGCCATATTAGACTCCTAATCCTGTAGACATCGTTGGGGAAGGTGCCCCGGTACCGCCGGGAGGCTGCGGCCGCGGGATGGCCGAAAGTTGAACCGGACCGCCAGTAGCTTGCGCGGTAGCTTGCGCGGTCTGCAATTCCTTGATGGCCGCATCGAGTCCCTTGAGCGTTCCGGACAGAGCGCGTGCGGCGCCGGGAATTCGCATCGAAAGGGAAGCAATGTAGTTCGAAATGGTCTGCTTGACCGAATTGATTTCCTTCAGGGCATAGCTGGGATCAGCGCCTTGTAGTTGCGCCGAAGCGTTGCCGACATCGGAATCGGGAGCGCCCGCACCTGTAGCCGCCGTGCCTGCCCCGCCTTGCGATTTGGCGGCAAGCATAGCCATCAGTGCTGGTCCGATTCCTCCGGCACTAGCCACGCGAAGGATTCTTTCCGCCGCGAGCGCCGTTGCCGCGATCAAGGCCATGCGCTAGGCCCATCGGGTCCGGAGGATCAATCTCGACAGGCGCGTTCGCCGTATCCGGATCGTTCTTAGTGCGGTTTCCTTCCTCATCGAGAGGAGTAATCATCAAGTCGTACTTCTTGTTGCTGAACTTGTCAGGCATTTCGAATCTCCTTGTAATAGGCGGGGCCAGGTTTCACTTCCCGGCCCCTAACCTTCCCAGTCCCGAGTTGTTGCGCGGTGTTACTTGCGCTTTCCGCCACGACGATGTGACCGTTTCTTGGCCATGTCTGCGTCTCCTTTCTGTTTGCTCGCGCCATCCTGTTAGTTGCAGGAGAGTCGCAATCACGCGAGCGGTAAACTCTTATCGACGGGTTCCGGTCTTGCGCATCCCGCGCTTGAATCCACCCTTCTTCGCCATCAGTGAACCCTCCCGTCGTCAAATGAAATCGGATTCCGTGAATCGCCGTACCGCGCAATGACCGCCGCACCTTGCCGGCACAAGTAGCCCATCAAGGCATCTTCGCTCGGATACAGTTCCACCGCTGTTTTGTGAAACTGAAAAGGAATCGAAGGGATGCCGTCGATGGCTACGCGGGCAATGCGCCAGCCGTTCTCGTCGTAGAACGGATCAAGTTCCAGCAGTTCAAATTTTGTTGCTTGGTTCTGCACGCACAGACTATGCACACAACTGTCAATAGATTGAAAGATGCAGGCGGCATTGATACAAAACGCTAAGGCAGGTTCGGAAAGGTTAACTCACCGGATTCAGGGATCAGCACCCACCATCGACGCTTCGAATCGCGGTAAGTTGGGATGTTCGCTGCTGCGAATGTTCCATCGATGCACCAGTGTTGAATCGTGACGATCGATCGATTGTAAAAGCGAGCGGCGTAGGCGATAGAACGCCATGAGACGGGAGTAACAGGACTATCTAAATGGGTTTCGCGTGTTGTCGCCCGCAAACTTATCTCCCGGCACGATGTTGCCTTTATTGTCTACGAGATGATCTCCGACCCAATGCGGAGCGTCGGCAGAGGCATATATGCTTTCATTCGAAAAGTTCGGGTGTCCGGGAAGTTTCCAAAGATCAGGCCAATGCCCTGTCTTTGCGGATTGCACCGCGAGAGGATTTCCGTCCTGCATCGCTTTCCAGAATCCCCGATAATCGTAATAGGCTTGCGGACTATCGGCATCAGTTATGCCTCTTTGTTTCACCCACATCCTAAATTTCATCTCATCTATTGGATTTAGGACCGTTCCAGGAGTGCGCGTAGACAGAGGTGGAGAGCCAGAAAGCAAAGACATGAGCGCATTCTTAAATGTATCACTCATAGCAATGACTAGCGCCTTTGCACCTTAGCAAGTGCTGCAAGTTCCATTTCCTTTTGAACGGCGTCGGCTATTTCTTCCCAATCGGGCACGTCCAGCATTTCGAGCGCGTGTGCCACGTCAATCATTCCTGCCTTCTTTAGTTCGATTACCTGAGAGCGTAGAGCCGACTCACTCATGGGACGTATCGAACCATCGGCGAGCCGAATATCGTATTCATCGGCGGCCTGCGCTGGCTGCCACACGATCTTGTCGGTCATGTCGGTGGAATTTTCGTCTTCCTGCTGATCGTCGTCTTGTTTCGGAGAGGATTGTTTCAGCTTCGCCAGCAGTTGTGCGGCCATGTCGCTCATATCGCACCTCCGCGCATCGCACGCTTGATCTTTCTATTGCTGTAAAAAGTTCGCGGATTCGTCTGGAATTTGCACATTGTATAGAACATTAACTCCGCGACTTTCTGCACCGAATATGCAAATAACCTTGATTTTAGGCGGGTAATCGACTGCGACTGGCTTACCGAAGATTCGAACAGGTCCGCGCTGATGTTTCCTGCTCCGGGATTGCCTTGCCGGGATTGCGTGAATCCCTGAAGCTCTTTCTGCAGTTGCAGGTATTGCATCGGAAGTTGAACCATCTGCGCTGGCATCTGCGGAGGATATTTGAATTCAATCGAGTTCTGCGGAGCGTTCGGATCGACTACGATAATCTCTCCCGGCAATCCTCCGATGCTGTCTGCCGTGACACCCGAAGCTGCGTTGATGACTACCACCGCGTTGTTCGTACGATGCGCGTTCTCGAACGTCTGCGTCATCAGCCGTTCCGAAGCATCCTGCAAACTCTTGGTAATTTTCGAAGGCGCGGGCGCCCATACCGTATCGTATGGCGGAAGTGCCCACACAGGCACCGCAGGCCACATCAAATCGAGCGGCACCCAACTGTCGCCATCGACCAGAATCGTTCCTTCACAATCGACAATCATGCGACCCATCGGATATTTCGGGAGCATTTTAGGAACGGGCAGGGAACGCTTCGCAAATTCTGTCTTTTCCGCATCAGTCGGTTCGCGCAGCGTCGAATCCTTGGCGTAGAGAATCCTTCTTCGTAACAGGCCATCGGCATTATATTGCTGGCCTCCGGGCAGGCCACGAACAGTAGTTGACATTGGACCGGGAGGCATTTCGATACCACCCGCAGGAGGTCCGGCAAGGGCTTCCGCCTTCGCCGTCTTGGGATTCACCGATCCAGCATGGTCGGGATAACGAAGTTTGGCTTCGTCCAAATAAATCTGATCTTCAATGACCATCCATGTCCAGTCTTCGGGCCACGGACTGATCGGATCAACATAGACGCCTTGCTGCTTGCGAGCACGTAACCATGCGTTTCCTTCGCCCTGTCGAGCCAGCGGATCGTATCCTCCTTGCAGGAACGATGTTCCCGAAAACTGCGCGTAAATCTGAGCTTGCAGCAAATAGAAGTTGAAGTGTTCTTGCTTCCAGTGTTCCTGAAAAGCCTTCTCGCGCTGTTCATCGCGTCCGTTTTTCTTGTGGTTGATATGAACGCGAATCGAAGCGTCGGTTAAGTCAGTGGCATCGGAAAGCAAAAGCACCTGGAGTTGCGGAGCGCGAATTTGAGGGCGAAAGGTGGGTGTCTTGCGCGTTCGATCGCGCAAATTGTAGAAGTTCAAGGTATCTTCGTCCCAGTTGGGACCGTACACTTCCCGGCGGGCGTCTTCCGAAATTCGGATGAGTTCGTCGATCTGCCGGGAGCGTAAATCTTTTTCGGAACCGGAATCAGGAGTGTTTTGTGGTGTGGCACCTTGCGCGGTCTTGAATACGGTGAACGCGGGCATCTAATCTTGTTCCTTGAAATACTCTAGTGGCTTATTCTCGAAGTGCGGGTACCCTTTCGATTTTTCGCTGTCATAAATAGCTATCGTTGGAGCAGGATCACGCACACTTGCTTCAGGATATAGAAAATCAATCTTAAATAAGTGCCATTTCACCGGAAATCGTTTCAAAAGAATTTTCGGAAACCACCTCTCTTTTACGGCCTGCCACCAATCAAGAGGGTACTTTATTTCCTTAACTCGCTCTCCCGCTACGGTGTTCATCATTTGCATGACGAGCATATTAATGTTCTGGGGAACTATTGCTTTCAGACTAGCGTTTGGAAGATTTCTTTCGATCAGACACTGTTGGTAAAAATACCGCCAAGAGGTTTCTACGGTAGAAAATTCCGTAGATATTTTATTCGACACCCTAGTTTACCCGTTCCCCATTGAGGAAGTTCTGCACTTGCTCGATGGCGCTGTCTTGCGTGCTTCCGCCTTCTTCCTTGAGCGATTCCCGAACCTTGAAAATCAGGTCGGCATAATCTTTCGGAGCCATGAAGTTCGGAGCCAGCACATTGCCAGTGCTCGATAGGCCAATAAGAAGTTTACGGTCTGCATGAGCTTCTTTGTTCAACACATCGGAGCCAAATTGCTTCCAGATCATGCCCCAAACCTGCTCGGAACTTAAGCCTGAGAAGTCGGCGGGCGTGTCGGGACTGTCCTGAATTTCGTTCCCGTGCCTTCCTGTACTTCTCGCGCCAGAGTCGCTTTCCGGTCGAGTTGTTCTTCGAGTTCGGCCAGTTCCTCGTCGGAGCGGAGCGTCCGCCGCACCACTTCCTGTACCGCTTGCGTCTGCGCCGATTCCCGTGGAACTTCCTCTTTTGGTCGGAGCCATGCTTGACTCTCCGTCGG